CACCACGCTGCTGACGCTGACCACAGACTACACTGTGACGATCAACGCCAATGGCACCGGCTCAGTGACGATTGTGACCGGCAGTTCTGTACCATCAACGCCAACTGCGTCTGACAGCATCATCATCGTTGGCGCACGCGACATCGAGCGCGTAACCGACTTTGTGACAGCGGGTGATCTGCTGGCATCCAGCCTCAATGAGCAGCTTGATGCGCTCACCATCTTTGATCAGCAGCTTGCCGAAGAGAATGCCAGGACGCTGCGTGCGCCTGTTTACGACCCGGCCCTTGTGGCTGATGGCGGCACGCTGGACATGACACTGCCTGCCAAGGCGGCGCGTGCTGGTAAGTACCTCCAGTTTAACAGCACCACCGGCAACCCAGAGGCCGGGCCTGACAGCACCGATGTGACGGCGTTGGCTGACATCGCCACCGATATTGCTACGCTGGCAGACATCGAGGACGGCACCGATGCGACTGATGCCATTCAGACAGTGGCCGGGATCTCAGCCAACGTCACGACAGTCGCTGGCATCGCATCAAACGTCAGCACAGTGGCTGGCATCCAAGCGGATGTGACGGCTGTTGCTGGCGATGCCACTGACATCGGAACCGTTGCCACCAACATTGCGTCTGTCAACACAGTGGCTGGCAACATCAGTGAGGTTGTTGCTGTTGCCAACGATCTCAATGAAGCGGTGTCCGAGGTTGAGACGGTAGCCAACGATCTCAATGAGGCGGTATCGGAGATTGAGACGGTTGCGGCCAGCATCGCCAATGTCGATACGGTTGGCACCAACATTGCCAACGTCAACACCGTGGCTGGCAATAACGCCAACGTCACAACGGTTGCTGGTATCAGCGCAAACGTCACAACCGTGGCCGGGATCTCTGGCAACGTGACTACGGTTGCTGGCATCAGCGGCGATGTTACTACGGTTGCGGCTGATGGCACTGACATCGGCACAGTAGCTGGCGCAATCAGCAATGTTAACACTGTCGCTGGCATCTCAGGCAACGTGACAACCGTTGCTGGGATTAGCGGCAATGTTACGACAGTTGCGGGGATTAGTTCTGATGTGACGGCTGTCGCAGCAGATGCGACTGACATTGGTACGGTAGCCACTAACCTTACTGGCACTGACACCATCGGCACTGTGGCTACCAACATTGCAAACGTAAACTCAGTTGGCGGTTCAATCTCTAATGTCAACACCGTTGCGACTAACATCTCATCGGTCAACGACTTTGCTGACAAGTATCGTATTGGCGCATCTGACCCAACAGTGGACAACGATGAAGGTGATTTGTTCTACAATACCACCACAGACACGTTGAAGGTGTACACTGGTGCTGCTTGGGAGCAGGGTGTAACGGCTGGCTCTGGCTTCTTGCCCACAACTGGCGGCACGATGACAGGCGACATCAATTTCGGCGACAACGACAAGGCCGTTTTTGGTGCTGGGTCTGACTTGCAGATTTATCACGATAGTGCAAATGCTAATAGTTACATTCAAGATGCTGGGACAGGTCAGCTAAGATTAGAAGCTGATAGTGTTGCAATTACAAACACTGGACATACAGAATATGTTGCTTTGTTTAATGAAAACGCAGATGTAAAACTTTATTACGATGGCTCAGAAAAACTCGCCACCAGTGCCACTGGCGCGGTCATCACCGGAGTGCTGACTGCGGATGGGTTGACTATAAGCACAGACGGTTACAGACAATTACTACTTACATATCCTGACGCGTTTACATCAAAGTTACAAATAGGCTTTTCTAACTTTTATGTGCAAGGTTCTGTGACAACCGATGAACTTACTATAGCAAACAATTCGAGCGGTCAGACTAAATTTATAAACCAGAGCAAAACATCACTTCTTATTGATAACTCTAACGATGTGTCGCTGTATGATTCAACAGGCACAACACAAGGTTTCTTCTGGGATGCCTCGACACAGCGGCTTGGGCTGGGAACTACGAGTCCCTCCAGTTATGGGCGTCTCGCAGTGATGACACCGACAGCTAACTACGGCTTTTTTGGCGTTGACAATTCTGTTGGCGGCGGCGGCGGTATCAACCTTGCGGCTTACTACGGCACAACAAAAATAAGCTACATCGACACTACGTTGGAAGATGGCACTCCCGCTTCGGAAGACACAAGAATTACGTTTGCTACAATTAACAATGGAACACTGGCTGAAAAAGTCCGCATCACATCGGATGGCTCGGTGGGCATCGGCACTGCGAGTCCTAGTGATAAGCTACACGTTGAAGGCGACATCCGTGTAAATAATGCGATTGAAAGCCCAAACAACCTCAACCTTGAAGCTGAAAATGGCGCATTGCGATTTTACACAGGGTCAGGTAGCCCTAGCGAAAGGGCGAGGCTGGATTCGTCAGGGAATTTCTTGCACGGCAAAACATCTGCAAACTATCGCTCAGATGGAGTGGAACTAAACTCAAACAACAAACTGTACTTATCAAATACCAGCGACAGCTGTTCAAATATGAACCGTGAGGGTACAGACGGTACTGTTTTGGCGTTTAGTAAAGCTGGGGCTACGGTTGGAATAATAAGCATCACCACATCCGGCACCACCTACAACACCACCTCCGACCTACGCCTCAAGGAAAACATCGAACCGCTAGTCGCTACCGACAAGCTGATGGCGATGAACCCAGTGTCGTACAACTGGAAGGCTGACCCTGACGGCCCACGTTCTATGGGCTTTATTGCACAAGAGATGCAAGAGGTAATGCCAGAGGCCGTGGCTGCTGGCGATGATGAAGATGCGATGATGTCTATGGACTACGGACGCATTACGCCGATATTGGTGTCTGCGTTGCAGGATGCACATCGTAAGATTGAACAACTGGAACAGCGTATTGCTGATATGGAGGCTAAATAATGTCTAGCTTTGGACCTAACCATCATGCGGCTGGCTCGTGGGCAAATATAAATGGCGGCACATCCGCATTTAGAGATAGCTTTAATACATCTTCACTGACAGACCACGGCACAGGAGATTTTAGCGTAAACTTTTCGACTAACTTCTCAAACGCCCTCCATTCATCAAGTGGGCTGGCAAATCAAAACCAGTCGACAAACTACAATAGAAATGTCTCTGGCGTAAGCGCACTAAGTTCAAGTTATATAAGAACTAGGTCTTGCTATTCCCCCACAGGAGGGCTTGGAGATTGGGAAAGCATACAGATAATAACCCACGGTGACATCTAATGCACTTGCTTGGCCGCATAACAAAGGCAAAGCAAAGCCTTCAACCACACCAGACAGAGTATGCTGTTGTGTATGAGGACGTTGATATGGACTGCTGTGCTGTTATGCACCCTGACCCACACGCTATGTCTGCGCTAATGGCTGGTGGTGTATTCCCGCCTGTCTGGGTTTATTGGGAACTGGCAAAAGATGAGGCACAACCTGATTTCAACCGGCACACTAGAGGCTATCTGTTGCACGACACGCCAAGAGAAGGGCCAAAGACAGAACGTGAAGCCCTGTTGTATTTGATTATGAAGGATGTGCCACAACATATCTGGCGTAACTATGAGACTAGCAACAGCGTCAAGATGAAGATTTGCAAACGTAAACAACTGCCAGACAGAGAGTTCCGAAACGCTTGGAGAATAGCGGCATGATAACACATATCGTAGATAAAGACGGCAATGAGATTGATGCCGCCAACGCAACGGTGCCAAGCGGTAGGCACTTTCGCAATGCTTGGGCTTTGGATGGCACGGTCATTTCTGAGGATTTGACTGCGGCTAAAGCTATTTTTGCTGACAAAGTGCGTGAAGCTAGAGCGCCATTGCTTGAGGCTTTGGATGCTGACTACATGAAAGCACTAGAGGCAAATGCAGATACGGCGCAGATTGTAGCCGACAAACAGGCGTTGCGTGATGCGCCTACTGCTGGTGACAGCGCAACAACCATCACTGAACTGAAGGCGGCTTGGCCTTCATGCTGTGGCACTAGCCCATACGAGGAGTAGAAAATGGCTAACACATACAACTGGGCGTTTAACTTTGACGTCTGCAATCAACCACAAAACGGCCATTTGGACCTAATCACCACGATTCACTGGCGCATCAGCGCTACCTCCGATAGCGTAGTCAATGAAGAAGGCAACCCATTGTCTGTGAGTGCTTACGGCACTGCGGCTGTAGCAACACCAGAAGAGGGCTGTCCTGATTACGTTGCCTTTGACGACATCAC